CCAAAACCCGATCCATTATCAAAAGCAATGTACATTCTATAAAAGGCTTTTCCATCTCGCAAATTTCCAGTTACAGTACTTTTATTAAACATTGAAGAATAATTAAAAAATATCCTAATTTCGTCTGCTTCCGTTGCTTGAACTGGAGATAGACCAAATTCAACAGTGCCAACAAGATCACGTATATCTGGAACTTCTTCTACATCCTCGGGTCCAGCAATAGCAAGAGCTCCCGAAGAACCTGCTATTGCTATATGCCCCATCCCTGTACCTGCATCAGGGTGAAAACCTATCTGCTCGTTAGGGCCTGCTCCAGATAAAAATTGACAAGTGTATCCAGGATGCTTAATAGAGTCTCCTAGCCCCATATGTACGTGTGTAATATCTCTATCTACGCCGGTAATATCTGCTTTATAGTTACCAGTAGTACCAGTGAAATCTTCTTTTAAAGTTATAGTAACTCCATCTGGGTCTACGGAGTCAATTTCTACTGCATAATCTATATGTAATTTATAATCTGATCTATTTTCAAAATCTGTTAAATTAAAAGTAAAAGGGTCAGCAATTGCTATTCTTGCCGACTGAATTCCTATCGCGTCTGCGGCACTTCCAATATGCCCCTCAAATATAATAACATCAGCCCCTGCTCCACCTGCTGGTCTAGATAATCTAACAACCACGGACTTGGAACGCCCACCCGCAGATCTATCCCACAACCAAGAATTCCTTTCTACAAATGCAGGAGAGTCATAGGGGAAAAAATCAGCATCTGTTGTTATTTTTACTGCTTTTGTTACTGACCCTACTGCGGATGCGCTTGATACTATTTGAGTTGTTACACCAAGTGTTGCTTTTGTTTTATAGTCTCTAATAAGTATATATCTACTGCCATCCTCTGTGTGAGAAATAGTAGCAACTTGACCATTTGGAACATATGTTACCTCTTTGCTGTTCGCTGTAAACACAAAATGCGCTGCGCTTGCATGAAGAGAATGTGCTGCGTCTCCTGAATCTACTGCTGAAGTTCCATTTAGATATACACTACTATTGCCATGGACTAAACCTTTTATTGGACCTTCTGATATGACATCTGTAATAAGCATATCTTGACTTCTGCCATATACTTCAGCACGATTACCAAAAGTAGTATAATATTCTGGGTCAACTGCCCCTGTTACACCTGCCCCAGAGGCATAAGCCTGAACATTGGCCATAGCATTAGCATCGAAAAACGTTCCCTCGGGTTGGTTTTGTTCATCAGGAGGTATATGAGGAGTAAGATATGTAGGTACCCCTTCTGACCATAAAGAAGAATCCCATGTTGTCATTTCGCTTTTAAGATGGGTTCTTCTATTTTTTACTTCAAAAGAAACTGGCTGTCCTGGAACTTGTAATTCTCCATATAAAATTGGGACAGGGTCACCTGCAACTATATTAGTTTCTGCACCACTCAACATATAGCCTACAGGTTCTTCCTCATCTACTGCAGGATCGGGAGCCATAAGTTGCTGAATACCCGCAACTGCTAGGTTTATTGCTAATAGAGAAGCTCCCTGCGCTAACATTGCCGATCCAACTGAAGCATAAGCCCCAGTTCCAGTAGTAGCTGTCATAGCTCCGAATACGGAAGTACTTGAAGACCCGCCTACAAGTACTCCTCCTCCAGGTGTAAATAATAATATAGCAATAGCTGCGGCCGTAAGAATCTTTGCGCCCCCAGATTTAGATCCTGCAGGAATAGGAGTTATAATTATATCTCCTTCTTTTAAAGGAAGTAAACATTCTTTAATATCACTTAATTCTCTACCATGTACTGTTACGGAAAACTGAATACCCTCTTCCATACAATTAATTAAGTAAGGTTTAAATTCTAAATTATTAGCACTTAAAAGACGAATAGCATCCCGTACCGTATCTCCTACAAAAGGATGTACAGTTCCAAATTTATTGGACATTTCGCCATTCAAATAAATTTTACGAGCCATATCTATATATTCCAGTTAAATGCTTTCTCCATAAAGGATAAAGGTTTTCTCTACAAGATAATCTATTTACTGCATGATGAAAAAATATATCTTCATCTAAGTACACGCCACAATGTGTGCCTATCTTTGCTCCCATTGAAAAAATAAGAACATCGTTTTCTTTTAAATCTTCTACGGGATAAAATCCCCACTCTTTAATATGTTCAGGAGTGAAATAGTCTTCTCCCTTCTTCCACCAATCATCTAAGTAAGGTTCTCGTTTTTTTAAGTTTATATTAAGTTTTTGACTGTAAAAGTCTCTTATAGCTTCTAAACAATCAAATATTCCAAACTCATATTCTCGCCCTGCTAGTTCATTAACTACTTTTCTAGGCTTTAATATTTCTAGTTCCATATTAGGATAACTAAAAATATAATAAGGAATTCCTAAAGCATTGCAATATTTTATATCATTATAACTTGGTTCTGGGCTACTATCAACATGACTATGTACTACTGCTATAACATCACTTTTTAGACTAGCCCTATGAAAATCATCTGGATTCATTACAAAATCTTCCTCTTCTTCTGCAATATTTTCACAAGGAAACCATTTTGATTTGCCCTTTACAACTCCAATTACTCCACAGCCCTCTTTTGGGTACCATGATCTGAAATGATCTTCTATGGCTGATAAGTGTTTTATCATCTGAACTTACTAGTCCCTGGAAAACCGCCAAAAGGTAGTGCCACATTTGAATTTAAATCTGCTTTAGGGTGGGAGTAGTCATCGTCAGCATCATAAGGAACGAATTGAAATCTACACTTACAAGAAGATAACATTTTGCCACATATTTCTGCTCTAAGCCAATATTTGGAATTAGCTACAGGAGCTTTCGCAGTAGCAGAAGTATGAGTTATAAGTAGTTTCCAAATAGTGTTACTATTTTCTACATATTGTGTTCCTGACCCCGTATTATAAGAAGTTGCGTCTGTCCAAGTTGTATATGTAAAAACTTCAGTCCACTCACCCCTAGTAGTTGAAGGATCTACTAAGCTACCGCCCTGATTCGCTCTCCACTTTTTACTATCAAAACTATATAACGAATGTTGAGTTGCATTACTGCCATTGGTCCAAGCTGTAAAACTTGTAGTACTAGGTAATAAAGGATTATTTTCTGCTGTAAAATAAGGTTTATGATCAAATTCTTCATCATTATCATCTAAAATTTTACGCGGCTTAGTATTTAAATCAGCCGGCCAATTACAGCCACCAGTTGGAGAATCTAAAGACATTCCTTGATAAATCCAAGGACAATACTTTCCTATAACTTGTCTATTTGGTAATTTTATACCTTGTAAATCGTATGGAGAACTTAGTTCAAAAGTAACAGATAAACTATTTTCTGCTGCTACTCTATCTATGATAAACTTCTTTTTGGGAAATTCTATAGGGGCAGTACCATTACCAGGATAATTTCCAGCATCTTCTAATTCAGAAGCTAATGTTTGTCGTACAACAATAGTTTCACCTATCAGGTCTTCATTGGTTACTTCTATCGAAGTGCTGAAAAAATTGGTAACATTTGCTACAGTAAGACTTGGTCGATTAGTTGCTCCGTCTGAATTAAATTCCACGCCCGTCATCGATATTGGAAAGGGATCATATTCTCTAATTACTGGAGTACCTGTTGCGTCTTCAAAATATAATTTATCTAAATTATCGTCTAATCCCGGATGAAAATATAAAGTTGTACCATTAAAATTCAACTCGAACAGAGTTACTAGCTCACTACCAGGATCTTGTTTCTGTACTACATCTATTAATTCTGTCATGCTTCATAAACTCTTCTAAATGTTGCGGAACAAGTATAATGATCATTACTAGTATAATTTGAATTGTATTGAGCACATACTACTTTAATAGTAGTTTCACCGCTATTATTACTATCAGGGAAAGTAAAATCAAATGCTGTAACTCCATTTAAAGAGTCAAAAAAGGCTACTATATCATCTATTTCCGCTTTGGGTCTGTTTTTAAATGAAAGTTTATAACTCTCTTCAATAGAGTTAATTCCATCTACAAGTCTCTGTTCATATCCGTCACCAAATTTTGCTACTCTAACTCTGGGTTTGGAAGTTTTTGTCATCCCCTTATCCGGAGCTATAGCACGATTTTCAAATCCTGTAGTTTCAAATCCAATTGTCATTATGCTACTCCATAGGGGTTAAGCATGCCCCCTGACCGTTTTTGATTTTGTAATTCTGCCTGAACTGCTGCTGCAATCGCCTGACCCGCCCCTTCAAGATCTGCTCCTTCTGTAGAAGTTTGACCATCTGCTGAAATATTTACAACTATATTATTACTTGCCCCACCTTGCATAGATACTGGTATAGATTTTCCATCTGGTAAGGGTACTACAGCTTCAGTTCCATGAAGTATTGCAGGATACCCACCAACATTATTACCTCTAGCAATTCCTCCAGCTCCGTAAGCATCTGGTGGTTTAACAATCCCTCCTTTTCTGTTTCCACCAAGTGGACCCATTGAACCTATAGGAGCGGTTTGGCCAATACCAGCCATTAAATTTGATTGGGTTGCATCCAGCCGAGTAGTACTAAAACCACCTTGTATACCACCCATCATAGCCATCATCATCTGTGTGGCCATCATTTGTGAAATCACCCTAGAAAGAGACTGCAGTATTCCCATTGCCATATCTTTAAAAGCTTCTTTTACGCTTTTTGTTCCCATAACAATTGCATCAAAAGCTGAGGCCAATCCTGATCCTAATTGATCTACAGTAGTTTGTCTTATCTTGTTGAGATCGCTTATATCCTCTGCATAATTATCTCTTGCAACTTGTAATCTATCTAATTCAGCTTGTGCTATTTTTAATTCTCTCTCTTTTCGAGCTAATTCTGCAGGTTGCAAAGAGGCTACCCGATCTACAGCTAATTGAAGCCTAGAAATTTCTAGTCTTTTTGCTTCTACTGCGGCTTGTTTTTCTTCCCAACCTAATTGTTCTTTTAAGTATTTTGCTACTAAATTTCCTTTCCGAGCAAATGTTTCTTGTCTCTTATTTCTTTCTATTTCTTCAAGTTTTAATCGTTGTTGTGAATTAATCATATCTTCAACTCGAGTTTTTAATTCAAGAAAACTTCCACCCGATGCTTCATTTAGTCGATTTTGTATATCAGTTACTTCATTAAGATCTTCCATAGCTGCTGTCACTTGTTCCATAGAAGAATTTGAACGATCTAAAGCTAGATTTAATGCGTCTAAGTCTCCTGGATTTCTTAGTGCTTCTTCTAAACTTTCAATCTGATTAGTAAATGCTGTTTCACCCGATGTTGCTCGTGATCCTGCATTTGCAGAAGCTTGTAAATCTTCTATCAACTCAGTTATTGTATAATCACCATCCTTATATTTCTTTAAAGCCTCAGTAACTTGTGGAAGAGTTGATGTGGCTAAATTTTCAAGCATAGTATCGAGATATCCCTGATTTCCGGACTTATCCGCCATATCACTAGCTTTCTGCAAAGCATTGCCTAAATTTAATGTTCCTAAATATGTAGCTATATTAGCACCAGCATCAAATGCATTAGTAGTGGCTGCTATACCTTCTTCCATAGCCTTCAGATCAGTACCCATGGTACTCATTAACTGTTTCCAACTATTAAATGCGCTCTCGGCCTCATTAGCTGCTTGTGCGGTTTCTTGTATTGACAAAGTCCATTTGCCTAAATCAGATTCTGCAAACGAACCTGCTAAATCAGATGTAGCTCCTGCTGCAGCCATCATGTCTTCCCCGTACTGAGCTAAATTAGTACCTTGTAACAATTTGTTTGTTTCTATTTGAGCATCTAAAAATTCTTTAGCTGATCCTGCTCCTTCTCCAATAGCTCCAGGTATTTTTTCAATGAACCCTAAAATTTTAGAGTAGATTCCAAGTATAAATTTAGCCACATTACCCAACTTTTCAGTTACAAAATCAACAACAGAGCCCAAAGCTTTTACAACAGCCCCTATTCCTTCTCTAACCATCTTACCAATACCTGAATTCATCATTTTATCTACAAAAGTAAGAAATGCTATTGCTACATCATATATTTTACCTTGTAATGTTTTAAATGCGTTCCATACCATCATCAACATTCCAACCCAACCAGCAAAAGCCATAGCTTTGCCCATCATTTTACCCATAGCACCCGCTGCTTTACCTATACCGCCCAGCATTGCTTTACTATATTTTTTTATACGAGCAAATTCTCTCTTTGCTCCTAATGAAAGTTTCTTGAATCCTCTGATTTTCGTTTTAAAGAATTTTTTGAAATGTCCGTCACTTTGACCAAGACTTTTCTTAATAATAGCTACATCTTTTTTAGCATATCCTGAAAATATTCCAGACGTAATTTTTCCATGTGCATCAAGTTGCGACTCCGCACCTTTTAATGCTTTCTTTAAGTTATGTTCGTCCGCCCCTTTCATTTTACCTGTTGAGAATCTTTCAAGTACTTTAGACTTATTTCCACCTGTGACCATCTCTCCAGCCTTCTTTCTGCCCTTGCTACTAGAAAGTTCTGATGCTTTATCTGCATCTAGTATTCCTTGCTTATAATCTTCTAGTGCTCTTTTTGCGTCCTCATAGCCTGTTACTTGATCGGATATCCAAGTATCTATATTGGAACTAAAGTTCTGAATAGCGGGAATTGATTTAAGAATACTCAAAGCTATTAAACCAAATACTGCAATGGCAGCTCCTGCTGATCTATTTATAGTATCAGCAATAGCTGAAAATACGGGTAGTACTCCTTCCATTACTTTATTTATCATATCATCCATTGTAACTAGTAATTGTTGGAAGGGATTAGCTTGTAATGCTTGATCTCCAAACTGTTCATTTAACTGTCTTTGAACTTCTACCATAACAGCTTGGCTTCTTTCATATTCTGTTAATTCTTTTGCATTTTTACCTATTTGATCTCCATATCGCTTAGTAGCATTAGCTAGTCTTAAAGTAATACCTAATTCGTCCAATAGTTCTGGTTCTGCCTTTGATACACCACGTACTAAACGATCAAAAGCATCTTCAAAATCTCTTCCAAGAGCTGCTGATACTTTTCTGGCTCCTATCGCTAAACTCTCCATTTGTTCAGGAGTAAACCCTTTAGCCATACCTATAGCAGCGGCTTCTGCGGATGCTTTAAAAGTAAGCATATTACCACTAGCTTGTTGTAAAGAAGTGGTTAAAGTCCCTATAGCAGTACCTGTTGATTGAGCATAGGAAATTTGAGACTCTCTTAGAATAGATAAATCAGCTTGTTTTTTAAAGAAATTAAATGCTGCAGAAAGAGCAAATATATTAGCGGCTAGAGTAGCGTATGCAGGTACCAGGCCTCCTGTGATACCTTCGGACATTTTAGAAAAGTTTTTAGTGGTGTTTGAGGATTGTTTACTAATCCCCTTCATTATATGGCCGACTTTATTGCTACTTGTACCAGTTTTATCTAGATTAGCACCAAGTTTCGCTGCGTCAATAGCTACTCGTTTAGTAGTGCCTTTATCATCGATAATAACATCTATATAAATTTTATTTGCGGCCATTATCCTTGTATGTTATGGGTGTAGTGTTTATCTCCACCGCTTTTATGTTTATTCTTACGTTCGTCTGATTTTCGTTTTCTTTCTGCTTCTACTGCTCTGTACTCCATCCATTCACGTTCCAACAATTTCATAAAGTACATAATTATTCGAGGATCATCTACTTCCCAGAGTTTAAAGAGCTGATCACAATGAGACCAATCTTTCCCCATGAAAGTTCCTGACATACCTTCCCAAACATCCGATAACAATCCATACATAAAAAATGCCACTTGAAGCTCCATCGGAAAATCCGATGTGCTCAGCGGCATCTTTTGTGGGTCAGGCTCTTGCCCAAGCTGTTCGCAGATTCTTAAATACTTATCAAGATCTACTGGAGAAGCTTGCTCTTTTACATACCGAACAAGTAAGTCCTGAATTTGTGTTACTTGCTCCCAGTAAAATTTTCAAGATCACCAATAGTATCTGTTACCCATGTATCAAATGATCCTGAATTTTTCATGAGTAACTCTGCGTTATCTTGAGTGTGGGGTAATACATCTGATTTATTATACTCTGAAATATCCACCAAAAGAAACTCTTCTAAGTATGAAAATTTCAGGCCTTTCCACCCCTTAATTACTGCTTTACAATATTCTTTTAAAAATTTCTCATCATTTAATTCCTCTTCAGGTTGATGAGTTTTCTTATTAAATTTAGTAGTTAAACAAATTTTTCGTAGCTTTAATAGTTCCTCTCTAGCCAAATAACATAAACTTACTGAAAAACCATCATAACCAGGAAAATCTATTGATACTGTTTTGCTTGGAGTCATAAGACTCGCTAATGAAACCTGAGGTTTCTTAATTGTTTCTGTCATTACTGCTTCCTGTTTTTGTTAAAAAGGTAGCAGGGGTTTTACCCCCTGCTCGATTATTAATACATTATACTTCAACTTGACGAAAATGTCAAGAACTATTTTTATGCTGCTGTTGGCCCGTAATACTTTAAGGTTACTTCGTCTGTACTGTCAATTGAAGTAGGCAAAGCATTAAACGTAGTTTCCAACGTAATAATGTCTTCAATAGAGTGAGTAGGAATATCTACGTGAGCTTTAGCACAAGTTAACTGTAAACTTGGAGTAACTGCTCCTGCTTCTGTTCCACCTCCAATACTAAATACTAACTTAAATGAGTTAGATACTACTTCACGAATTGCAGTAACATCATCAAAGAAGTCCTTACTAGAAGTAGTATTAAGTGTATCATCTGACAAGTAACAAGTAAAACTGCCCGAAAATGAACGAGTACCTGTTACGTGACCAATTGGTACATTCACCACTCCTAACTCTTCTGGTGTTAAGTAAGAAATATTATTAGCTAATGTTATATTACCACCTGTTAGTGTTAGAGTATAGTCATCTTCTAGTACGTCAGAACCTGTATCACCCGGATCTCTATCAACTGGATCAATTTCCAAAGTTGTTAATCGATTACGAATAAAGTTATCTGTTCTTCCAGTACCTTCAGTAATATCAGTAACTGGAGGTCCAAAAGTTAGTACAATATCATCCGCTAAAGTTTGTGCGGCATTTAAAGTAACTTTATTACTGGTTCCTACTGAAACTACATAAGCTCCTGTAGTTAGAGTATCTGCTACATCAGTAACAGTTTGACCTGCTACAATACCCTCATTAGAGTCTAGAGTAAATTCAGCATCATTTGATACATCTGCATCATTAACCGCAGTAGCTCGTGAAAATTGAGTAATTGTATCCGCAAAACCAGACCAGTTAATACTCGCAACACCATCAATATCAAAATCAATAGATGCTTCATTTAATGCAATTTTACCTAGTTTATAAGTGATCTTATTAGCGTCTCCTATAGTAAAATATAGGTTTGCATTAGAGTCTGAACTACCATTTGGTGTACCCAAAGCCGACTTATTTGATTGAGAAAAATCCATATCTAAATTAGTTGCATCATGAGTACTTTGATGATAATCTACTGAAGGGCTTCCATAACTTTCCATAAATCTATAAGCAGAAGTACTATATTGACCGGGTCCTGAAAATAGAGCCCATAGTGCCTCTTCTACTGCATGATGATATGTATTAGCATCTGCTTTACCTGTACCGAATGAAGTGCCTTCTGACTTGAACGGACGGATATAAGTACCAAAAGAAAACTCCACCGGGGAGAGAGAGTCATTAAAAGCTCTTCGTCCTCGACGACTTACTCCTGCAGTACTTTCCATCTCGTTCAAGGTTACTTCCGACACATTCGTAGCCTGAGAAAAGCTAAAACCTTCAAGGACAGGAATCTTCCAAGTGGTAGCTCCTATCTCCAAAAGCATTATCGAGTCTCGGCTAAAATATAATTGTTGAGCCATTTTTGTCTCCTTTAACTCTTGAAAAACCTTGAACTAGAACTTTTGTTCTTGCCAGGATTTTCTAGTATCGAACCTCTAAAGTAAGCTCTCCTACTCCCATTGGTTCAAGTACACCCTCATCAGTATTAATACTGAGAATAGTGATTTGTTGGATAGATTGTGTTACACCTAATTTATCTTTATATGTCATGCCTGAATTATCTTCTAGTACAGTTTCCACATCTTCTAATAAGGCATCTAACCCATCTACCGCATTTTCTTCATTTACATAGCATCGTAACATAATAGTTAAAAATCTATTTTTTACGCCGCCGGTCAAATATTCTCTTGTTTCCATTCCTGCATTTACATGTACACCAGGAAACTCTTCTACTTCGTCCCAGAACTTTAATCTAGGATGTACATTTTGTCCTAAGTCTACATGGTAGTAACCCGTACCATCAATTTTCTTCAATTTCTCTACTATGGCGTTTACTATTCCCTGTCTACGCGTTGTATATGATCTAGTTGCCATTGTTATACCCTTCTAGTATAAAATCTTCCTATTGCGAACTGCATTGCTATCTCTCGTATTGATGCATCTATTAATTTTCGTGGATCATAATCAGAGTCTTGTTCAAATACTCCATAGGGATCTCTCTGATAAGTATATCCTATAGATGGATACCCCTGAGGAGTATTGATCATTTCCGTAAGTCTCACAGAGCTTGCGAATCGTCCTGTTTGTGACGTTAATCTAGGGGCTCCCATATTATCTTCTACTGTGCCTGGTAATTCTTTATTCATTAATCCAATTAAATGTAGAGGTGCTTTACTTGGTGTCTTATGAGACTTACCTTTAGCTTCCCTCCTCATTTTTTGTACATGCTGCACAATGGTAGCTTCTAGCCCTAAAGACCTTCTTATAGGCATTTCAATCTTATCATTTGACTTTATTTTAGCCTTTCCTTTTGACTGAGTAGTTACACTTTTTCGTCGTGTTCCAGTTACTCTTTTTCTCCTGCCCTTACTTTTACCAGCGGCTCTATCGAATAATACAGATTCTACTGCTTCTAATACCGTTATAGAACCGGGATTATTTATTACATCACCCATCTTTTTCTTCAAGACTTCTACAGCATTTCGTTCTCGTATAGCATCAGCATTATTCGATTTGGCATTTTGACTACTTAGTACATGAATATGGTCGCATTTTAAATCTTTTCCATCAAAATGCAAGTATCTAAAAATATCACATTCTGAAGTATTTGGAACCTCTGCCTTAACTGTATTAATAGCATCTTGATAACTCTTGACAGCACCTGCTACTGAGTCTAATTCCTCTCCTGTTATTGTGGATACATTCTTATCGCCCTCTTTAACTCCAGCAAGACCCGCAGCTCTTTCTACCCTCATTGTAGCACCTGCTTGGTCTATATCACCGTGTCCTAACTGAACTCCGAAAGCACTATCGCTACCCCCTGCTAGTGATGCTGTTGCTTCTATAGCGTCTTCCTTTAGTAACCCCGCATAATGTCTTTTAATAGATTTTTTTACTGTACCTAATTTATAGTCTTTTCTTATTGTACCATACATACCTGTTAAATAACATGAATATGTATTATTATTAAGACCTCTAATAGTTTCATTTATATATATCATTGCAGAAGGTTGAAAATCTGCATTCTTTTTTAAAGCTGATTTAGCACGTACTTCATGTCCTAATAATGCTATATGAAAATCCGCATAAACCGCTTCAGCTGCTTTGACATTTGCTTTTCCGCTAACTGCACCTCTAAACAGATCTCTTATTGTCTTCTTAAAATCTTTCTTATTTACTGCAAAAATATTAAATTTCAAAGCTTTTAATATTTTTGACATATCCTCTTCGCCTTCATTTTTAGTTTTTTCTAAATCAGCTAATATAATTTTTGCTTGTTTAACTTGTGCCGCAGTAGACATTAGAAATTCTTATAAAGGTCTAAGACCCGCTTTATATGATCTGGAAAATCCACATTGTCAGACATTGATGAAGTTCCTTTATTTGTTATACTTGCACCTTGTAAACTTCGTCTCTCTTTGTATTCGTCTTTTAAATAATAAGTTATAAGATCAGCAACCGCTAGTTGCAAATCTTTGGGAGTGGTTTCCCACCCTGCTGTATAAACGATCTTGACAGAACCCGGCCCTCTTGGCCAGTTAGTATAAGCACTACCAGATGTAGTACGAATTACACTGTCTGTATCAGTATCTAAGTAATATTCTTGAGCACCTGTTGTAAGAGTAGTATAGGAGCTAGAGTATCCTTCACGTTCTTGTACACTTACAATTGCATTGACAGGGCTTTCAGTTAATTGGACCATATGAGTGTCCCAATTAATATTAAAGGTTTCCGTCTTATTAGCGGAAAAGTAATCTACTAGACTATTTCCACAATAGGATTTTACTAATGGACTCACAGAATCTATGAGCGCATCAATCCTACCATCCTCTTTTACACTCTGAGAAAGGTTCTTTAAGGACTTGTACTCGTCTCTCGTGATTAAATCAGTCATAAGTCAATTAGTAAAAACCTGGGGGAGAGCCAAAACTCTCCCCGCAAGTTAATAATGTTAAACACACCTAATTAGGCGTATTCAATTCTAACGGCTGGCTGATCTGCACCAGAACCTGCAACTAACTCCTCAAATCCTCTGGATTGAGCAGCAACAAGCGCAGTACGCTGACCCGCTACTTCGTAGTCAGTTTCAATACCTACAGCCTTCAAACGAGGCATTAAGTAGTTATGAACGTTGACTGCAACAGCGGCAGTAGTGGCGGTAGCACGTGCAATTTGATCACTTGCTACTACAGGAGATCCATAAATAGATCCTACCTGACCAACTACCTTCATGGCGAGTTCACTACCAACTTCTGAGATGTCTGAGAATGCGGCATCTGCAATTAGGTTAAAATACTCTTCAACGTTAACAATGTATGCTACGTCTGCAGGATTGACTCCGTATTTACCCATTTCAGAACGAATGGCCAGTAAGTTTGCACCAGTTAGTGCACCTGAACCATCATTCGCAATATCAGTAACATTAGCTGAATCAGCAGCTAAGAAGTTCGGAGATACTGCACCATCTGCTCCAACAGTACCACAAAGACCCACTTGATTAGCTGAACCTTTTAGGATTGAACTATCAATTGCTCGAGCGTGTGCTCGTGCAAGAGCTGATAGAACCCAAGGAAGAACGTTAACGACGATTTGCTCGTCTGTATCGTTTGCGATAAATGTACCGGAAATCAAACGATAGGCATTAAGTGTTACGCGACCAACGTGAAAGTTATTGTCGGTAGCACCTTTCTCTTCCAAGAGATTATTAGCTACTTCTAGGCCAGCAGCATTCCAGTTTGCATCTTCAGTATCTGGAATGATTGGCATGACGGTAGCACCTGAATTAACCGCCATCTCTCTGAAGAGATTAGCGACTTTTTGCTCAAGTCGTACTTCATTCTCGAAAGTAGAAGATACGCTTGCGTCCAGGCCAATACCAGTTGAGGCGTCATAACTAACGCCCGCTTTTTGCATAACATCACGGGCATAGTCAGTATCCCAACCTCTGCCAGTAACTTTTCCAAGAACTGAAGCATACATAAATTCTTTGCCCCACTTAGAAATGTCACCGTCACCGCGATTTGCGAAGACTCGCTTAGATTCCTGAAGGCGGGAAATTTCTTCCTTCTTCTCTTCAAGATCCGTCTTATAAGTCTTGAGAACTTCTTCAATCTCAACATCTTTTGCTGCGAGCTTATCCTCTACATCTTTTACAAGCCTTTCAGCACCAGTTTCAACTCCTACTTTAATAGCAGTTTTAACCTCCTCTTCTTGCTTGACCTTCTCTGCTTCGGCAGCTTCTACCTTTTCGGCTTCAGCTTTCTCCACAGCTTTTGACTCGGCTTGCTTCATAGCAATATTAGCAGCAGTTTGTTCTGCTACTTGCTTTGCAAAGGCTTCCAAGTCGATTTCGGGAGTTTTATCTTCCGACATTACGATCTCCTCTTGCACGGATTTCTCCGCCCTTACCGGTGTATTACTAGCTATGCTGGATGATCTCTCATCTTCATTAGCCAGAGACTGACCGGCTAGATCTACACGATTTGTGAAAGTTTTCTTAAAATCATTATACTCTTCCATAGAGTCAAACGATTTTGCCAAAGAAAAAGTAGCTGCTTGATTGCACGGTACGGAAACTACCGAGACCTCAAACAATTCAGCGTCCTTTATCATAAGTCCGTCAGTTTCCTCTAGATAATCAGCGTCCTTGACTCGGAAACCAACAGAAAATGCTCCAAGAACCCCATCCTTAACTAAGTCGCAAACCCCATCAGGAGCCGACTTACTAATCTTTGCCTCTAGTTCCAGACCTTTATCTGTCACATCGAGACCCGTAGCACGACCGATTGGACGATCGTAGTTGTGATTAAAAAGAATAATAGGATTCTTTTTAAAATTGTTTAAACCATCACTTTTAGTCCATGCATCTGGCGAAATTCTATCTCCAGCCCTATCAAAATCTGAAGTGCTCGCCATACCGCGTATACTAGCACTTCCATCCTTCTCGGTATGAGTTTTAAAAGTGGAAGTTAGATTGAAAATTTTATTCATGTATTTGTCTCATTCCGTCCAGTAGTAAGTTTTACCTTA